GGCTACCTCGGCCTGTACCGCACTTTTCCAACCTTCGTTAACCGGCATGTCCACAAAGCGGCGGATCGTGCTGCCGTACTCCGGCCGGTATCGGCGACTTCCCAGCGGCGTGCCCAAGATGTCCGCCATGGACTGGCGCAGATGCTCGATGCCGGAAATGAGCAGGCCTGTATGGCGGTCCATTCCGATCATCTAAATCACTCCTTCAGTTGGAACTCTGGGTTGGCCCGCAGAAAGCTGACGGCTTGGGTATCGGAGGCCAGGACCTGTACAACGCCCTTAGCCACCGACAACGTTCGGCCATTAGCGGGAATAATCAGGGTGCGCGAGGTGTACACCTGGTCGCTGAAAGTCAGTTGCCGATCCGGCACTGGTTCAGCGATCGCCGGCACCTCGGCGGCAGGATTTTCGAACTTAGCCATATTTTCTCCAGGCATGAAAAAGCCCGCACTGGGCGGGCTGGATGAATGTTTGGGTTAATGCTTGTGGTGATTGTCGCTGTTGCCGGCGGCCATGATGTTGCCAGCGCCGTCGATGTTGCCCGTTACGGATAACGCGCCGTCGATATTGACAGGCCCTTTGATATTCACGGTCGCTTCAAGATCAATCGTTCCCGACTTCACCGTTACCGCGTTATCCGTAACGACGACGTCCGTGCCGCCGACCTTGATCGCCACCGTGCCACTCGGCAGGGTGATGGTGTAGGACTTGGCCTGCCAGTCGTAGACCAGCGAGCCGCCATCATCGAAACGCCAGACCTCGACATGGTCGCGATTATCTGGCGGCGGTCCGGCATTGCCATACAAGCCCGGGACAAACGTGCCTTGTGACACGTCACCGCTGGGACTGATCAAACTGCCCTGCTCGCCCATGGTCGGCGCCCGCCAATGCCTGGCCTTGCCCGCCGCGATGCTGTGCCAGCGCACCCAGGCGCTGACCCAATCACTGCCATCGGACACCCGACACACCGGCGGCGATGCGGACAGATCCACCGCGACCACATAGCAAGCCTTGACCGCCCCCGCGATCATGCGGTCATGCTGGGCACTCGCATAGCTACTCACACACTCTCCACAGGGACAAAGTCCTCTTTGGGGTCGTCGTTGAAGCCAACCCACAGCGAGCCCGGCGGCTCGTCAGGCCAGAGCCATTCCTCCGGGCCGAGATAGACTTGCTGAGTCCACTCCACCAGCCACACGGTGTATCCATCCAGGTGCGGCTGCGTCCAGTCCTGCAGCGATTGCACAAACTCGGCGGGTTCAACTGCCAACCCCCACGTCTGCGCACGCAGCAGCACCGCCAACTGGGTCGCCAATTGCACGGCCTGTTGATGATGGTGCGGCTTGATCGGGTCAACAATGATCCGAGCCTCGAACTTGCAGACCAGCGAGGTTTCGCCGGTGCCGATATCGGTACCCGGCTCGATCTCGGCCACCTCCAGAAACACCGCTGGCAGCAACACGCGATCCTTAATGTCTGGCCAAGCTGTGACGGCCTGCACGCCAGGCAAGTGGGTACGCAGATGCTGTTCTACCGCCCGATAAAGCTGGTCCAGGCTGAACGGTTCGTCAGACATTGCCGATCCTCTTAAGGTATTTCTGCAGCTCAAAGTTGAGTTCTTGTTTGAGAATCGCCAACAGGATCTCGTCTGCCTTTTTGACCCAGCTGTCGAAATGCGGCCGGGCTTGCTCCAGCGACACCTTGGCCTTGGCCAGCGGGAAACGACTACCGTTTTCGGCGACCCAACCCGAACTCGGCCAGCGACCGGGGGACACTGTGCTGTCCGGGTAGTCGTCCCCGTTGAAATGCTTGCTGGCTGTGCGGATCCATATGTCGGGCTTGTTGCCGTAGACCTTCTTGAGAAAGGCACCTTCGTAACGCCGCCCCGCCACCGACACACCGCTCCCGGTCTGCCGCGCCCGGCCGATCCGGCTGGATTCGATGCTGTTCAACCCGAACCACAGTTTGCCGCTCGCGGCCGCGCCGGAAACTGGATAGCTGCGCAACCGCTGACGCACCGCTGCTACGGCAATGCGCTCTGACCGGCTGACGGCTCGGGCGATGTGCGTGCGCAACCTTCCCAACGTTTTGTTGATCGCGCGCCGATGCGCCGCAGAAGCCGCTTTCGGCACCACCTTGGCGAAGTCCTGGAACGCCTGAAAATCTGCGGCCGAGGACTGGATAGAGATCATCCCGCCCCCGGCCGAGGGTTTGAAATAGCTGCCGACACTCATGGCCGCAACCTCAGAATCAGGGCGACCAGTCCGTCGCCGCTCGGTTCGAGCTGTATCAAGTCGTAGTCACCGCCGCCATCCAGGGCAGGCAGGTCAATGCTGACCAGCATGCCCTGTTCCAGACCTTGCGAATCGCTGACGCGGATATCGAAGCGAGGCTCGCGCAAACCGGTGTTGAGCTTGCCGAACTTGGGTTGCAGCCAGGGCGCGGCAAACATGCCGAACACTGGCTCTTCGCGACCCTCGATCCGCGCTGTATCGCCCAGCGTTTCGAACACCACCGCGTCGACGTCGGCGATCAGATCGCGAAAGCCCACGGTCAGAGTTCCAGCAGGATCTGGGCGCGCGGTCGAGTGCACAGGTGCAGCGGGTTGGACTGAGCTTCGCCCGCCATGCCTTTGTTGAAAGGCAGCGGCTCGATCATGCTGTAGTACGGGATCCCTTGAGTGTTGACCGTTTCCATGTAGTCGGCAGGTGCAAACACGGAGATGTACAGATCGGGCACGCCTTCCGGAACCAGCAGCGCCTTGTCGTCATGGACAAAAGACACGCCGGCGACCTTGCCACGGTAACGCTCCCAGATGATGCCGCCGAACTCGAAACTCTCCCGGGCATCACCGCGCAAGGCGGCCGCTTGCTGACTGTTGAGGTAGGTCTCTTTGACCGAATTGTGAACGATCAGCTTGTTCCAGAAGTTCTTGCCGCAGAAGGCGCGGGAACTGGTGCTGGTCACACTGCCGAGGGCATCTTCCTGCATATCCAACGCTTCGCCGCATTTGACCCGCAGCTCCGTGCTCGGGTCGGCCAAGCCCATTGGTAACTTCTGACGCTGCACACCGAAGCGGTCATACAGGTCCAGCAGCACCGTCTGGCCGTCCGCGTCGAGGATCAGACCGTTGAGCGCACCCATGCGCTGAAACTCGTGGGTCGCGTCCAATTGACGACGCGCTTTGGCCAGACGGGTATTGACCACATCCTGCACCGCCTGCAACTCGGTGCGGGTACCGAAGGCACGAATGCCCTGGATCTCGTCGGCCTTGATGGTGAAGCGCTCCGGCAGGTGCACGGTGTTGAACGGGATCAGGTTGCGCTTGCTGGCAGCAACCACCAGGCCAGAACCACCACGCTCACCGGCCGGCACCAGTGCCAGGGTGTCACCGTCCTTTTCAATCTGCACGGTCAGGGTGGTGATGCCTTCCTCGCGGAACAGGCCCAAGGCGCTGATGCGGCCCGGCAGGTAGGGTTGATCATTGAGTGCAGCGGTCAGCGCGGTAACGGTAAACGCTTCGTCGTCAAAAATGGCGATATCGGCCATGGGTACTCTCCAGAAACGAAAAATCCCGCTCGCGGCGGGATGCATATGAAAGAAGGAAACGTCTTAGCGGACGATCAGGAAATGAGCGGCCAGATCTTTTTCGGCCTCAGGATCGAGCCCTGTCAGGTGCGCTTCGCTAACCTCAGCCATGCGCACCACGGCGCGACCACGGCGCACGATGTCCGACTCGCCCAACGGCCCGTAAAGGATCGCGACAGCAGATTGGGTGCCGTCTTCGGCGGCCGGAGCATACGGCGCAAACTCGCCCGAAGCCGTCACCAGACCGAGCACTTGGCCCGGATTCAGTGCCGGGCCGGCGGCGACATTGATCGTTTCCCGCGAAATATTCCCCGCGCCTTCGGACAGCAGGAATTCACCTGCGTGCATCGGTTCCTGTTTGATGTTCATGCTCGTGCTCCTTTCGCGCCGTGCGCGGTTCCAGTTTGGGCCGCTTGTCGCGAAGCCCAGATCGAGGTGGGGTCAGGTTGTTTGGCCAGCACCTTGGGCGCCAGGTCATCGTCCAGCGGCAGACTGTTGTCGATTTCGAAGCCCTTGCCGCTGGTGACAATCTTGTCGAACAGACGCGCCCGGACCGCCGCCGCATCCAGACCTGCCGCGACATATTCGGCGCTGAATTCTGGCAGTCGCGCAGCCACGCAAAGGTCATTCACCGCCTTGGCGCGTGCCAGACCCACCAGAACAATTTCTTCGCTTTCGAGCTGGGTCGATTTGAGCAGCGGCTCGATCAGGTTGCTGATGCCCGCCGCCGTGCAGCGCTGAGTGATCATCAATGCCAACTTGGCCGAGTCGACCACAGGCGGCACCAGCGGCGGATCGACAGGTTCTAGTTCGGGATCCGGTTCAGGTAGCTCGTCGAGCTGGGCCAGCAATTCAGCCGGTGCGTTCTGGAATCGCTGCAGCACCGCGCCTTGACCGAGGCAGGCTTTGACCTTGACGCCGTCACCCACTTCATCAGCCAGCCCCAGTGCCACTGCTTCGTTCGCGGTCAGCCAGGTTTCAGCCGCCACCAGGCGCCGCAGTTCGACCTCGTCGATGTCCGGCGCTTTGGCCTTGTAGGCCGCGATGATCGCTTCCATGGTCTGGT